ACACGACCATTTCTACTATATCATTCAAACTCGCTGCTTGGACTAGCACAACAGTTGTACCAGTTGTTGCAGTGTAGTCATCACCCGGCACTAACAATATACCATTTTGATATACATCCATGTACAGACTATCAGTGTAACTTAGTGATAGTGAGTTGGCATCTGATCCACTAAAGCTAGTTTGTCCAGCAGTGGCTTGATACTGGAACCTACTTCTTACACCAAAATTTTCTGAACGACCTATGTATGGCATTATGCGTTCTCCAATGCTGTAATTCTAGCTGTCAATGCTTCTATTGTAGCTTGTTGTTCTTGCAATGCTTTTGTGAGTAGTGGCACAAGTTTGCTTTGGTCTATGCCCTGATATACATTTTTTGTTCCAGTTTTAGTCCATGTTTCTCCATCTTGCTTTGCAATTTCTGGCACATCAGTATGTAAAACATTATCATCTTTATCTTTAATTGTACCGACATCTTGTGTTCCATCTTTTTCACCTGTTATTGCTTCAGGAACAATACCTGATACTTCATGTGCAATAAAACCATCTATTGTTGTATTATTTTCATCTGAAATCCAATTAAATCTTGCAGGTTTAAGTTGTTTTAATCTTGATGTTGCATCAAAATCATATGAAACATTCTCTTTTAATCTGTAATCAGAGCTTGTGTTAAAAGCAACTGTATTTTGGTCTGAAGATTGAGTAACACTTCCAGTAAAATCACCATTTGCTTTTGCAAATTGTATGTATTTACCACCACCAGCAGAAGAATTACTGTTTCTAAGTTGTAAAGTATGTGCTTGTTGAGTATCAAAAGCTATATCAACAAATGCTGTAGGTGTGCTATCACCTATTCCAATAGTGCCACTAGATGTAATTCTCATTATTTCATTGTTGTTAGTTTTAAATCTTAAAAATGAAGCATTTAAAGTTGATATATCAACAGCATTAACATCAGCACGAAATGTTGCAATTCGTGTTCCACTGTCCATCAAATCAACGAAAGAACCACTAGTGTCATCTAATGTAATACCAACTAAATTGCTTTCATTTGTAGGACTACTAGTTCCTATTCCAATATTCCCAGTACTACCTTCTAAAAATAAAGCATGAGTATTATCATCTGATTCAACACGAAAGTCTTTATCAGCACTGCTTTCATTAATTGTAACTGCACCATCAAGGTCTGCTGATGTTACTGTGCCTAAACCTGCTCCTATTACTTTTGTTAATGCCATTACTTACTCCTATGCGTATGGACTATCGCCTAATACACTTGTATCCCAAGCTGCTTTTAACTTAGCAATAGTATCTGCATCTGATATTGCCTTTGCAGCAGGTGCATCTCTTAATGCTTTTTTCTTAGTAACACTAGCTGCTTGTGCAGAACTATCTCCAGCTTCTAACGCTTTCATATAGACTACATCTTCTTCTGCTAATAACGGAGTTCTAACTTCTCTAATCTTATCTTGAAAAATCTTTATCTACTATATTTGTTGTTGCCATTTAAGCCACCTCATCTTTCTGTATGGTTAGTTCTTCGTTAATCTTCCAAGCATTTCGCCATACTCTAGTGCTAGGAAGTTGATTCTTTCTGCATATAACCATTCTTGGTTTATTTGCTTTATCATACTCTCTCCACACATGTTGTGGTAAGTCCTTCATAATTAAATATTCTATAGCTCGTTCTTCTGTTAACGCCTCAATAGGCTTTGTGTTATGCAACAAATAACCTCTTGTATGCTTTACAAAGTCTGGCTTTGCTTCATCTTTTGCTAACTCCCAGTATACTTCAACTGGTGGTAATATGCCACCTTGCAATGCACAAGCCATCCAATTAGGGTCAGGATGTGTAATCTTTGCAGGTTCATCAGGTGTCTCTGGGTCTTCCCATACAACACAATATTCTGTTCTGTAAGGCTCTAGCTTTTCTTTTGCCCAACACAGTCTATCCCAAAGATGTGTGCCTTGAAATTCTGGTGTTTCTATTGTCATGCTAAATCTCCTACTAAAATACATTCAACTCTTGTTGCATCATAAAAGCTACTACCTAAAGAACTGCATTGCACTTCATATGTATTAGTGGCGAGATTTTGGTCTCCCATAACATACAAATCTCTGTAATATGTTCCCTCATCTGCTGACCCAGATGTTGCTACAGAAAAAGATGTGTCAGACATAGGGTTGTCCATAGTCATTTTAAATATACCTGTGCCTTCATCTGTTATAGATGTTGTGTTCAAAGAGGAATTTATTGTTCCTACCATAGTAAAAGTTATACGTTGTTTAGGAACACCACTCACAATAAAATCTGTATCCACAGACTTAGCTGTACCTGTTATCTGCCCACTTGTCTGTAATGTATCAAATGCTATTGTTCCGTTTGCCATTATGCTAGGTCTCCGTGTATTGTAACACTTATATTACTATTGTCGTAAACTGAACCATTAAGTTTACTACACACTGGAAATTTAGTAGAAGAAGCTAAATCTGCACCATTAAAATAATATTGAGTTGTAAAAGTATTACTTGAGTCAGAGTTACCAATCCCAAGACTACTGAATGAATAGTTTCCATCTGCCATTGCTGTAGTAAAATTCACATAATATTGTCCAGTTGCACTATCAGTAAGACTACCGACATTATAACTATCTGTAATAGCTACAGTTCCTTGACCATTAAACCTTACCCAAGCCTTTGCCAACCCTTGCTGAATACTTGTTTGGTTGCTACCCTCACCTCTAATAGTCATAGAGTTTGCACTTGCACTAACTACAGGTGTTGAGCCAATGGTTACTGTTGTTGCAGTGGACTTGCCTGTGATTGTGTCTGTTACTATTGTACTCATGCTAAGTCTCCATGAATAACATTATATGATTCCTTTTGGTCAGTAGAACCTGTACCACTAGTATATATATAACGAACATACATTTGTGTTGCAGAAGTTGTTTTAGTTTCAGCAGAAGTTGAACCAATCGCACCTGTTATCTTTATTCCAACTGCAACAATAGAAGCATCATCTCCAGATTCAGTTTGTCCAGCAGTATAAATAAAAGCATAGTTAACATCTGAAAAACTGTTGGTATAACCAGATGTGTAATCTCCTATCGCATTATCGGTTATACTAGAATAATTTAAGCTCCCTTGTATGTATCCACTACTTAATGCACCATCAAAATCTGCCCAAGCCTTTGCAGCTTGTTGATTAGTAAGAGTAACTGCACCACCACCTCTGCTTTGGACTGTATCTACCTTGATTGTACTCACGATACCACCAACCTTCCACCACTATTGACAGTCAGTGTTACACCACTATCTACAGTAAATGTTCCAGTAACCTGTGCATTTTCTGTTGCTAGTATTGTTGTATTAGCAGTCAAGTTTTGTGCATTAGTTCTAAACAAACCACCTGCTTTAAAATTACCTTTGTTCTCGGCTGCTGGTGTAACTGTGCCTGTCTGTGGTGCTAAGAAATTTACAAATATATTTGCAGTTCCAGAACTAGGTGCAGCAGTAAATGTCAAAGTTGTACCATCTGGTATTGTATATGCTGATGTATCTTGTACCACACCATCTACAGATACAAGTATGTCTTGTACTGAACTTACTGTTCTGTTTAATGTAAATGTAGTATCTGAGTTATCGCCATTGAATCTTTGTACGGCAGTTGTAGCTTCAAAAGTTGTAACTGGTGATTTACCGACAAAAGGCATTATGTAATCTCCATATAAGATAAGGCAACGTCTGTCGCACCTGTTGCAGATACTGATATGCTATCTGTTGTTTCTAAGACAACTTTGTTACCAGCCAAAAGCTCTAATGATGATCCTGCTGGGATGGGTG